TAGATGGTAAGCTAAGAGGCGCTAGAAAAGGAAATAATGATAAGAGGCGACAGCTCAGATTACGAACTACTAAAAAAATGGTGCGAAAAAACTCCAGTTCACAATCCAAAAGATAGATTTTATTCTGTAGAAATAGGTGTTCGAGAAGGACTTGGATCTAAAATTATTATGGATACTTTTAATGAAAGATTAAAAGGTCTTCCTTATATGCATTTTGGTATCGACCCTTATGGTAATTTAAATTATCAACATTATGATGATTCTGGTTCTTATACCTGTGATTATACAGATGATATGTATGAACAGATGGTTAAAGACTTTGAAGATTATCCAATGTTTAATTTTATTAAAATGACAGACACTCAATTTATGAATGAGAATGGTCATTTAAAATATTTTAACTTTGTTCACTTCGACGGTCCCCATATGACTAAAGATGTAATTACTGAATCAGTATGGTTTGCTAATAGATCAGTAAAAGGGACTAGATTTGTATTTGATGATTTTCCTAAATATGACATGGAATTGATTCACAAGGTTCTTGAAAAATATGGATTTTCTATAGTAGAATTCGGCAGAAACAAAGTATGCCTAGAAAGAACTCAATAGCTAAAAGCCTACGGACTAGACGATTCAGACCTAAAATGATAAGGTCTAAAAAAGTTTACAACAGGAGCAAATATAAACATGACCAAATTATGCGCGAGAGGCAAAGCAGCAGCGAAACGTAAGTTTAAGGTATATCCTTCAGCATACGCGAACGCTTATGCTTCTAAAATCTGTGCTGGTAAAATCAAAGATCCGTCAGGCAAAAAACGAAAAGACTGGGGGCCTAAGAAAATGAATAAAGGAGGCGAAGTGGATTACGGTAAACAAGGTAAAAATAAAATGAAAACTAAACCTTACGGTATTGAGGATAGAAAAATTAAAATAGAAAAATTAATGAGTCAAAAAGAAAAAGAACGTATAATGAAAGATTTTAAACCTTATCGTGCATCTCCAATTGCTAAAAATACATCTGCAGGAAAAACTGCACCTCCAAAAAAAGCTAATGGTGGTATGATTGATATGACAAAGATGAAATATGTCTAAACAAGGAACATGTTGGGATGGTTATGTTCAAAAGGGTATGAAGAAAAAAGGAAATAAGATGGTACCTAATTGTGTGCCTGCAGGTATGAAAAAAGGAGGGCTGACTAAATGGTTTTCGGAAAAATGGGTAGATATTGGAGCAAAGCGAAAAGATGGAAAATATCAACCTTGTGGAAGATCTACGTCGAGTGGCTCTTCAAAGAGGAAATACCCCAAGTGCGTACCACTTGCAAAAGCCACAGCTATGACAAAGTCGCAAAAGGCGAGTGCTGTTGCCAGAAAAAGAGCAGCAGGTAATCCTGGTGGAAAGCCTACTAATGTACCTACCTTTGCAAAAAAACAATGTGGTGGTATAATAGATACAACGAAGTACAAAATTTTATAGGAGACTAAAATGCCAAGACAAGAAGGTTTAAGACCAATCGGTGAATCTGTAAAAAAGATTATCGAAAAAATTAAAAAAGAAAGAGAAGAAAGACAAAAGAAATCTTCTTCTCCAAGAACTCAACCTAAATTGCCTGGTATGAAAATAGGAGGATCTATTGAAAGAGTTCCTGGTGGTTATGCAAAAGAAGGTTCAGGAAGAATAAGCGATAAGGGTTTAAAAGGACAAAGTCCACAAAAAGTTTTTGCTGATAAGGAGAAAAGAATGGAAAATGTTAAAAGTTTTGGAATGAAAAAGAAAATGATGAAAGGTGGAATAGCTAAAAGAAAAGGTAGAGAAGAAAAATCTAAACCAGAAAAACTAATGCCTCCTATAAAAAAGAAAAAAGATTATGGTTATGACAAAACAAAAAATCAACCTAAACAAGATGCTGGAGTTGAATACAATAAAGGCGGACCATCAAGACCAGGTAAAAATATAACTGGATATGCACTTAAAAAAGGTGGATTAACAGGTGGTCAAAAGAAACTTGATGTTAACAAAGATGGAAAGATTTCTGGAGAGGATTTTAAAATCCTAAGAGGAAAAAATAATAAAATGAAAGGTGGCGGAATCGCTATCAAAGGAACTAACTTTAAAGGAGTGTTTTAAATGAAAAATATGAAAATGCATAAACAAATGGCTATGACTGGAAAAGCACCTATGAAATATAATAAAGGTGGCGGAGTTAAAAAACCAGTTACAGTAAAAGAAATTACACCAAAAGGTAGAAAAGGCGTTTTAATTTATAAAGGTAAAGCAAAAGATTATAAGCCTGTTGGTAAAAACAAGTAAAGGATATGTTTAAATGGCTACATCAGGAACTACAGCATTTGATTTGTCAATTGATGACATCATAGAAGAAGCTTATGAAAGATGTGGTCTTCAAACTAATTCTGGATACGATTTAAAAAAAGCTAGAAACTCATTAAATATTCTTTTCTCTGAATGGGGAAATAGAGGAGTTCATCTTTGGAAAGTTGAAAAACAAACTCAGCTTTTAACATCTGGTACAGCAACCTACACAACTCCGACGTCCACGAACGATGTTCTAGAAGCATATATTTCAACTGCTGCTGCACCAGGGTCTAGTGTTAATGATGTATCATTAACTAAAATTGATAGATCTACATACGCAGCATTACCTAATAAAGGATCTACAGGTCAACCGTCACAGTATTTTGTAGATAGACAAACTACACCTACAATTACATTGTATCTAACTCCAGATGCAACAACTTATACTTATTTACATTATTACACCTTAAATAGAATTGAAGACGCGGGCGCGTACAGTAACACAGCTGATGTCCCTTTTAGATTTTTACCTTGTATGATCTCTGGTTTAGCTTTTTACTTATCTTTAAAATACTCACCAGATAAAACACAAGCTTTAAAATTATATTATGAGGATGAATTAAAAAGAGCTTTAGATGAAGATGGTCAAAGAACTTCTGTATTCATTTCACCAGCTAACTACTATCCAACGAGGAACTAATGGCACGATTTGCAAGAGGTAAAAATTCATTAGCGATATCCGACCGTTCTGGTCAAGTTTTTCCATATACTGAAATGGTTAAGGAATGGAATGGATCCATCGTCCATATTTCGGAGTTCGAGCCTAAACATCCACAGTTAGAGCCTAAAATATACGGGGGTGACCCACAAGGGCTCCTGGACGCTCGACCACAGCAGTTTTCATCAGATCAAATTGGTGGTGGTAATATGGTAGTGACTGCGTTTCCAGAAGATGGTCAAAGTGATTCTGCATTTTCATCAGACGGTATGAGACCTAGTAAAAATATTAAACCTGCAATAGCAATGTATTTGTCTAAAGTAACAGTGGAGATATCATAATGGCAATAACTTTTTCAGAAATGTTAACTAAAGTAAGAGATTATACCGAAGTTGATTCTAATGTTTTAACAGATTCTATTATTGAAGGTTTTTTAACTGACACTGAAATAGGAATATCTAGAGCTGTAGATGGCATGGATGTAGATCGAAAATACTCTACTTCTACGTTTGTAGCTAGTAATAGATATTTAAATTTACCTTCTGATGTACTGTATTTAAGATCATTAGAAGTTTTTGATTCTAATCAAACAGGAACTCCAAGAGTGTTTTTAGAAAAAAGAGATCAAACTTTTATTGTTGAATATTCTCCAAATACCAGTGCAATCTCTACTGGGGTGCCTAAATATTATGCTTATTGGGATGATAGTCCTCAATATATTGTAGTTGGCCCAGCACCTGATTCAGCATATACAGTTCAAATAAATTATATAAAAACCCCAGAACATTTATCTGCTTCAAATACGACTACGTATTTATCGACATATGCAGAAAACTTATTATTCTATGGTGTAATGGTAGAGGCATTTAGTTTTTTAAAAGGCCCTGCAGATATGTACAATATATACAAAAGCCGTTATACTGAGGAATTGAAAACATTCAGTATTCTACAAAAAGGATATAGAAGAAGAGACGATTACAGTGACGGGGTGACTCGAATACCATTAGATTCACCTAGTCCATAACAAATTTAAAAAGGAGTATTAATAATGGCAATAACAACAAACGCAATAGCAAATTCTTTTAAAAAAGAACTATTAGAAGGTAAACATAATTTCACACAAACAACTGGTGATAAATACAAATTAGCTTTATATACTTCATCTGCAACTTTAGGCGCATCAACAACTTCATACACAACTGATAATGAAGTTGGAGCATCTGGTCAATACGCAGCAGGTGGAGGAGCTTTAGCTGTTGGATCTCAACAAACATCTGTAGCATCAGGCG